TGCGCCTTCTCGGCGCCCGGCACCTGCCGCAGTTTCTCGCCGGCCCACTCCACGCCCTTGCCGACCGCGCCCAAGTAGTCCTGGCCCTCTTCGGTGTCGGGGCTGTAGGCGAACTGGTCCTTGACGGCGTTGGTCGCCTCGGCGGCCTTGCCCATGTCGCCGGTCGTCATCATGGTGCCGAGCCCGGCCAGTCCCGCCGGGATCTCGCCCACCATCGGCTGCACGACCGCCCTGGCCGCCTGGCCGAAGCCCTTGGCGTTGCGCAGCAGGTCGACCATGAAGCGGCGCTTGTTCTCATCCACGGTGCTTCTCCATGGCACGACGCACGTCGTCGCGCCGGTCCGCCGTCGACTCGCCCTGGTAGAACCGCTCACGCTTCTCGGCGTCGCGTGCCCAGCCGCGCTGGAAGTCGTCCGTCGTCGTCAGGCCGTGGCGGCGCATGTACGCCTTGTGCTTGCGCCTGGAGTCGATGACGGTGCCGTCATGGGCCTTGAATGGCGCATCGCTGTACAGACGGTCGCTGAAGCGGTACCCGTCGCCGGAGTCGCCCTTGCGCGGCGACGGTCCTTCGACCAGCTTGCCGGAGCGCTCGTCCCAATGGTACGTCTTACGCATCTTCCAGAGCCCTCTGTGCCTTGCCCGCGCATTCGCCGCACAGCATCTCGCCGAACAGCACGTTTCCGGCCGGGTTCGGCTCCGGCCGCACATGGTCGAAGCCCAGTTTGTACGACTGCGGCGCGCGGATCTCCGCGTCGCAGCGGTCGCAGATGTACTCGTAGCGCACCAGGATCATCGCGGCGGCGTCCTGAGGGTGGTGACATTGGTCACAGCGTCGCGCGCCTCCTGGCGCTGGTGCTCCCTGGTGTCGAAGGCGAACTGCGCGGCCTGCTCGCGGATCGTGGCGGCGGTCTCCGCGCCGATGCGCGTGAGGTCGGCCTGGGACTTCGCCGCAATCTCCTGCATCTTGCCCTGCTGCTTGACCTTCTCCTTGCCCATCTCGCCTTGCAGCTTGGCCTGGTTCTCCTTGGCCTTGGCGGCCGCGGGATCGGGCGGCTGCTGCGGCGGGTTCTGCTGCAGCGAGGCGATGGCCTTGTCCAGCACGCCCTCGATCGTGGCGCTGCCCTTGAACCCGGTCATCGTCCACTTGAGCATCTCGAGCAGCGTCGGCGCGGCGGTCGGGTACTTCTCGACGAGCGGCTGCGCGGCGCCGAGGAACGACGCCAGGCCCTGGATGAACTCCGCCTTCTCGGCGCGCAGCGCCGCCATGTCCTGCGCCGCCAGGGTCTCGGACTTGATCGCGATGCGGAACACGGCGAACTGGTCGCGCAGCATCTGCAGCGCCTGCGGCAGGTACTTGGCGTCGGGCGACATCTCCATGTTGGACTGGGCCACGATCGACTGGTCGTCGAAGTGCCGGACGATGACTTCGGCCCTGAGCCGCTGCAGATCGGTCGCGAACCGGGCGAAGTCGTCCTGCATCGCCTGGACGCGCACAGAAGCGAACTTCGCCTTGATCGACTGCGCGGTCGCGGTCTCGCCCTGGACCGTAGCACCGCGCATGATGTCGGACATGCCCGTCGCCTGGAACATCAGATTGATGAGCTCCGTGCGCTGCGCCACGAGCACTTGGATCGTCGTGGCGACGGCTTCAATCGGCAGCCAGTCGGTAGAGCCCTTCAGCCCGCCCTTCTCCGCAAACGCGGCCCAGGAGTCCACGGGGATGAGCTCGTTCTCGGTCGCCTCGTTCAGCATGCGCTGCACGCCGACGGCCGCCTTGTCGTACACGCCGACGCACTTCGCCGCCCTGGCCAGCATCGTGATGCGGGTCGTGAGTTCGTTGATCTGCTCGTATTGGTCCTGCGCCAGCAGGTACTCGGCACGGGGCACGTACGAGCCCGAGGTCACGTTGGCCATCATCGGCCTGGGGCACGGGTAGAACCCCTGCAAGCCGAGCGGGTCCGGCTTGTAGTCGCAGATGACATCCATGCCCTCGGCCAGCCAGTACACCGCCTTCTCCTCGATGCACCACATCTCCCAGATTTCGGCCTTCTGCCAAGGGTCGTGCTCGATGCCGCCGCCCTTGGCGTTCTTCTGCTTGGAGCCGAGCGGGATCGCCTTGCCGATCTTCTCGCCGAAGCGCTCAATGCATTGGTCGCGGGTCAGGTAGTTGCGGAACGCGAACCATCGCACCTCGTCCCAGGTACGCGCCGGCGACCAGAGCACGTCGCGCCAGTTGATGTAGTCAACGGGCGCGGCCTCGAATGTCTTGCGCTCCGTCTCATAGGCTTCGGCCAGTTCGACCTGCACAGGCTGGCCGGTCTCGTCGAACTCGCCCGTGTCGCCCATGATCGCTTTGTGCTGGATCGTCTCGAACTCCGCCTCGTAGCGCACCTTGCCGAGCCCGAGGCCGACAAGCAGCCGGTCGTCCAGCGCCTGGCCGATGGCCCAGGAAAACTGCTGGCCGATGTCGGCGTTCAGCAGCCGCTCCATCAGCTCGGCCGCGACGCGCGCAGGATCGTCCTGGGCGTCCTCGTAGCGACGGGTGATCTCGACGCGCGGCACCTGGCCGAACATCATCGAGCGCAGCGTGTTGATGTTGGCGCTGAACAGGTTCAGCTTGGACTGGCGCCAGGTCTCGCTGAGCGCGTCGCCGCGCTCGTCCAGGTACGTCTTGGTGATGCGCTTGCCGTTGTCTTGCCACTTCTTCGCGGCCTTCTTGCCGGCCTGGAGCTCGGCCAGCCAGCGCTTCTGCATCCCCTCCGGTGTGTTCGTGAACTCCTGGATGGATTCGATCGCGGGATAGTCGCTCATGGCATCCTCGTATTGCGGCCGAAGCGTTCGCGATCGGCAAAGAGCTGGTCAAGGGTGAAAGTCTCGTGCGCACCACTGGCAATGCGCCTGGTCTGGATGGTCTTGGGTACGTGGTCGCGCAGCATTGCCGCGCCGTAGCAGAACGCGTCGGCGCCATGGCTCGCCCAGTTATGGTCGGGCTCCTTGGAGTACGTCTTGCGGATGTCGTCGTACTTGAACGACCACTCCCGCAGCGACATGACGCCCTGGGCGCAGGCGGCCGCGTCGAACAGGCAGCGCGGCATCACGGACCTCGCCGCGTTGATCTTGTCCTGGGTGCGCATCGCAGGGGCGATCTTGATGCGGTCGTGGCCGTACGCGCCGACGAACTTTTCGACAACGGTGTGCCTGGACTGGAACGTCTTGGCCCTGGCGTCGTGCGGCAACCAGAACGTGTCGATGACCCAGGGCTTGCGCTGCAGGCGCTCGATCCACTCCTCGGCGTCCATGCCGTTGTCCTCGTCGTAGTCGACCAGGACAAAACCGCCCGGCACCTGCTGCCAGAACCAGAACGCCGCCGTGTCGCGGAAGCCAATGTCACTGGAGACTACGATCTGGGCTCCCTCGGCGTCCCACACGGGCTCCAGGCTAAGGCGCCCTGACTTCTCTGCCTCCTCGACGTAGCGGCCCAAGATCGCGCCCACGTTGGCCGCAGAGAAGTCCACCAGGTACTCCTGCCTGGCCAGCTCCTCCGGCATGCCGAGCCTGATCTCCTCGGCGATGTCGGCCTCAGTCATCACGCCGGCTTCGATTGCGGTGATCTTGGAGTGGCGCCATGACGTCTCGCCCTTGGCGATCTCGTACTGCTTGTGCAGGTGGTTGAAGCCGCGCGGCGTCGAGATGAACGCGGCATGCCCGCCGTTCACCTTCAGGATCGGCCGCATGATCTCCCAGGCCTTGGGATGCGACAGCGCATACTCGCTGAAGCACGTCCAGATCGGGTTGCCGCCGACCCAGCGGTCGTACTGGTCGGAGCCGCCCAGCTGCCATACGCTGCCGTTGTGCAGCTCGATCCTCATGTGTTCGTTGTGCGTCGCGCGGCGCAGTTCTTTCGGAAACACCGTGTCGATGAACAGATTGCCTTCGTTGTCGAAGCCGTCCCACAGGGTGCGCCGTGCATGCGTGAACTCGGGCAGGAAGTGCAGATACAGCCCCTTGCGCTCGTAGCTCAGCATCAGCGCCACGGACGCATACACCAGGTCCTTGCCCAGGCGCCTGGCCCAGACGTCGACGGCGCGTCCTGGCTGCGTGCGCTCCTGCCAGTACTCGAAGACCGGCACCTGGTACTCGCGAGGCCGGATGGCAGGGACACGGATGCGCATCAGAACTTCGCCTTGGCCGGCGCGTTCATGCGCTCGCTGTGCGACTGGAACGGCTCGGTCAGATCAGCCTGGCTGGGTACGTTGCCACCAATACTGCGATCGTCAGGAGCAGGACCGCGATCCACAACTGGGCTTTGCCCAGGGCGCTGAGTATCGCGACGACGCCCGCCGCGAACAACAGCAACAGCGTCAGTGTCAGCATGGCTTTGCTTCCTCTTCGGCTTGGGTGTGGGTTTCTTCGGCGGCGAGATTTTCTTGCGGGCCATGTCACTTCTCCGGCTTGAAGCCAACGCGTTCTACCGTGATCGGCGCGCCGCCGCTGGTAAGGTCTGTCGCAGCGAGCGTCGGCAACTGGAACTTCAACAAGCCGAGCGCGGCGGTCACCTGGTGTGGCTGCGCCTCGACCTCGCCCATGCTGATCTGCTCGAGGCGGCGCAGCAGCATGGCGCCACGGATCTTTTCGCGTGTGGCCGGTGCGACACGTACGCCGAGTCCAGAGCCAAGCTTCCTACCACCTGGGGGGTTTCGCCTGCCCCCATGTTTCTTCTTGATTGGCAAGCTTGAACTTGGTTGATCTGGGTTGCTCATCTGCGCCTCAATGCCTGGGCTCGTGCCTTCTGCCTGTCGGCCTGGTTGAACTCCCTGGCCACCTTGACCGGGACCTGGGCACGATCGGGCTTCCATCCGTGGGCGACGGCGGCCATCAGTCGTGCTT